AATTACCAAAGAAATTTAATACCATCTTTGGGTCAATACTTAAAAGGCAAATATAAATCATATGAAAAACTATTTGGCATAAGAGGTAATTTTGGAAAAGATATGTCAATAGATAAAGCTCTTTCAGCGAAAAATATTTCTTTGGAGGATTTTGAATTATTGAAAGAGATTAAAAATGAAAATATTTATTTCTCTGAGGTTTTAGAAATTTCCGCCATAAAAACAAGATCTGTAGATATCTCCGTGGAAAATGAGGAAAATTATATAGGAAACGGCTTTGTGCATCACAATAGCCGAGGAATGAGTAAATCTTTCTCAACAGCCGTTTATGCCATCTTGGATGCAACTCTTCATCAAGGAGTTCATATCGGTTTAATTAGTAAATCCTTTCGTCAGGCGAAAATGATTTTCAATAAAATGGAAGAAATCAGTCTTAGCCCAAAAGCAGAATTATTTGCTCAAGCTATTACCAGAATTTCAAAAAGTAATGACCAATGGACTATGGAAATTGGCAGAAGCAAAATAACAGCACTCCCACTTGGGGATGGAGAAAAACTTCGTGGTTTCCGTTTTCAAAGAATGATTATTGATGAGCTTTTGTTAATGCCAGAAAAAGTCTTGAATGAAGTTATTATGCCATTCCTTTCTGTCGTTGAAAATCCAACAGAACGCCAAGAAATATATGATTTAGAAACTAAATTAATAGATAATGGTAAAATGAAAGAAGAAGATAGGAAGCAGTGGCCAAATAATAAAATTATTGGTTTATCTTCTGCGTCTTATCGGTTTGAATATTTATTTAAGCTATACTCTCAGTATGAGTCACTGATATTGAATAAAAACGATCAGGATGGCGCTCATAGGACTATTATGCATTTTAGCTATGACTGCGCTCCTGATCAATTATATGACCAGAATCTGATCAATCAGGCAAAGGCTACGATGAGCGAAGCTCAGTTTAGTAGAGAATTCGGTGCTGTATTCACAGATGATAGCTCTGGATACTTTAAAGTAAGTAAAATGATGGAATGTACTATTCCCGATGGCGAAGGTCAAAGCGTCGAAGTCATAGGTAATCCTGATGATGAATATATTTTATCAATTGACCCATCTTGGTCAGAAAGCGAAAGCTCTGATGATTTTGCAATGGTATTGATTAAAAGAGATAAAAATAAACCAAGGGGAACCATAGTTCATAGTTATGCTATGTCTGGAACAAACTTAAAGAGTCATATTGTTTATTTATCTTATTTATTAAATTATTTTAATATTGTCTCAATCGTAGCCGACTATAATGGAGGAGTTCAATTTATTAATTCATGTAATGAAAGTGAAATATTTAAACAACTTGGTATTAAATTGGATGTTATTGATGCTAATTTTGATGACTTACAAGAATATGAATCTGGATTGCGAGACGCAAGAAATCAATACAACTTGCAAACCAAAAAAATTGTTTATTTAAGGAAGCCAAGTTCTCAATGGATTAGATACGCAAATGAATCTCTACAATCGGCTTTTGATCATAAGAATATATACTTTGCTGGTTCAGCTATGGACGACGATTATAATATGCAAAGAAAAAGCTCTATACCAATCAAAGATTTAAAGTTTATCAAAAATTTTGATGACAATCAACCTGATGGCGCAAAAATGATCGATTTCGTTGAGCATCAAAAAGATATGTTGGATTTAATAAAAGTAGAATGTGCTTTGATTCAAGTATCGACAAGCACACAAGGTACGCAGAGTTTTGATTTGCCGTATAATTTAAAAAAACAAAGAGGCGCTGATAAAGCGAGAAAAGACTCTTACTCTGCTTTAGTTTTAGGCAATTGGATGATATCTATTCATTTTGATATGATGAATCAAAAGGTGCAAAACATACAAAGTACGTTTACTCCAATTCTTATTTAAAGTTCAAAGTCAACTTTAATACTTTAAGGTGTAACTTATAATAAGTTATGGCAAAGAGAAATTATAATAAAAAATCTGAGTATTGGGATAAGTTTGGTAATCCTAATAATGTATCTATAGCGCAAGAATCTCAAGTCTTTTCTCCAGAATTATGTGGAGATCCATTTTATGTTTCAGACGCTTCGTATGTTTCAGAGTCAAGAGCTTCTGCATCAAGAACCAGTTCTGGTGGAATGCAAACTAAGACTCGCATCAATAGAGCCGCTGTTTCTGAAACTATAGATCGCTTCAGTAGCATCCGAAGAGGTATGCTTCCTTATCATTACGCCTCAGACGGTGTTCATGTCAGAGATGCAATTGAACTTTGCCAAAAAGCGTATGCAAATGTTGCTGTCTTTAGAAACGCAATTGATATTATGTCTGAATTTGCCAATACAGATATTTTTCTAGAAGGTGGGACATCTAAAAGTAGAGAATTTTTTGAAGATTGGTTTAAAAAAATTAATATTTGGAATTTAAAAGACCAGTATTTTAGAGAATACTATAGAAGCGGAAATGTTTTCTTGTATCGCGTTGATGGTAAATTTACTATTAATGATTTTATGAAATTATCTTCTTCTGGCACTCCAGAAAGCAAAATTATTAATCAAATACCAGTAAGATATATTTTATTGAACCCTTTCGATGTTGTCGCCAAAAGAACTTCGACTTTTGCTGTCGGGGCATTTGAAAAAATTCTTTCAGAATATGAAATGGCTAGATTACAAAATCCAGTAACCGAAGAGGATAGAGACATATTTAACGGCTTAGATAAAGATGTTCAAGAAGCCATTAAAAAAGGAACTTATTATAAAGATGGATTAAAAATTAAAATTGATCCCAAAAAACTTTCATATTCGTTTTATAAAAAGCAAGATTATGAGCCATTTGCAATTCCATTTGGTTATCCAGTCTTAGAGGATATTAATGCAAAGCTTGAGCTTAAGAAGATGGATCAAGCTATCACAAGAACTGTGGAGAATGTGGTTCTATTGATTACTATGGGTGCGGAGCCAGATAAAGGTGGAATTAATCCACAAAATTTAAACGCTATGCAAACTTTATTCAAAAATGAAAGCGTTGGCAGAGTTCTTATCTCAGACTATACAACCAAAGCGGACTTTATTATTCCCGATCTTAATAAAGTATTAGGAAAAGAAAAATATGCAATTTTAAATGAAGATATTAAGCAAGGACTTCAGAATATTGTTGTTGGCGAAGAGAAATATAGTGCCACAGAAGTAAAAGCTCAAATCTTTACTGATAGACTAAAAGAATCTAGATATGCATTTTTAAATGATTTCCTACAAAAAGAAATAAAAAGAATTTCTATTGATTTAGGATTCAGATCATATCCAACGGCCACATTTAAGGATCTTGATATGAGGGATGAAACTCAATTAATGAGAGCGGCTACGAGATTAATTGAACTTGGTGTATTAACCCCACAACAGGGTATTGAGATGTTCCATAATGGAAAATTTCCAACAGCAGACGAACTTACCCCCGCTCAAGAGACTTATATTGAAGAGAGAAAGAAAGGTTACTATAACCCCATTGTTGGAGGAGTTCCAGTTATTCCAGCACCTGCTCCTAAATTACCGAAAGGTGGGGGTATTGGCGTTCCAGCTCCAGCCATCAATAAAACAGCAAAGGTGGCTGGTCGTCCACCAGGAACTACTGGCATCCCTATCACAAAAGCGTCTTATTCTAGAAAAGGAATTCAAAATATCGTTTATGAAATTGAAAAAGTGAGATCTTCTGCAAAACAATTATTGAAAGATTCATTAAATATTAAAAAATTCAATAAGCTGCAAGAACAGATGCTGGATAAATTATGCGAAGCCGTAGTATGTTCTGCTAATTTAGAAAATTGGAACGAACAATTAATTTCTTGTGTAAACAATTTTGAAAATATTGAATCGTTGGGCATAATGGATGATATTTTAGATATTTCCAGTGATCATCAATTAGATAATTATTCATCAGCAATCTTATACCATAGTAAATCAAATGAAAATTGAACCAAACGAAATCGTATTACCATTAGTTAAAACTGTTATTATTAATAACGGAGAAACGGAAGTCTCGCTCTCATCAATGGATGAAAAAGAATCTGGAGTCTATAAATCTTATATGAGTTCCTGCGCTATGGATGACGACATGTTCGTCAATACTGCTGGAATGGACAAGAAGCAAACCATGAATACCTGCGCT